GAAAACATTTCTCCAGTATTGGGTGAGCCTGAGAAAGACCATCCTACAAAAGGATATTTTGTTGGTGGAGAAAGTGAGTATGATGATGACAACAGAGACACAACCGAAGCTGTTAAAAATGCAGTCATTAGACGAATAGCAATGCAGCATGTTGATCTTCTAACGCAGTATGGTCCCGAAGCAGTAATGAGCGAAGTTGATGACCTAGCAGCTGAGATGTACGATTTGGATGAAATTGGTTCTTCTGATGTTTCTGCATTTGTCAAGAGCATTAAAAATAATTTAGAAAACTCTAACCCTGTTCAAACGCAGGAAGATGTAGTTTCTGACCAGCCTATGCAGTTAGGTGACTACCTTGACAGTCTTGCTGATACAGTAAGAAAAGATGCTGAATTAAAAAATGCCGACGTTATTAAGACCGAGCCCGGTGCTATTGGTCCTTCCGTTAAAACATTTAAAACAGATGATGGTCAAGAGATTAAAATCCATGGTAACGAAGATGATGGGTTTAGAATTTCTATCAAAGGCAAACCAGCAAAAAGTACATTCGCTGAATTAGACGAAGCAGCCAAAGCGTGCGAAGCATATGTTTCGCGTAAAAAATCTGGTTCTGGTGATTACAGAGAAGAACGATGAATATCCGCGATCTTTTTGAAGACGAAGAAAATCAAGAAAATCAACGACCCGAGCAAGCAGTTGCTACATCTGACCGTATGGAGAGAATCTTGCGGCAACTGCGAGTTAGAAACCCCGGTGCCCAAAATGATTTAGAAGCACTGCTTTATGATTTTGACAGAACACAACAAAAAGATCGCCGTGATATCTCAAGGTTAAGCAAAGAAAACGAAACTGCTGAACAAACCATTGATCGTATTCAACAAGAGTTAGACGCTCTTAAAGATAGTCGTGGTATGATGAGTGAAAATGAGAGAAAAAAGCCCAAAAATGTCGCAATTGAAATTAATGGCAAAGTGTGGAAAATTATTCCGGGTGAGTCTGACTTTTCTCCTATAGCCATGAATCGTGCAGAAAAAATGGCTGATACAATAAAACAAAAAGCAAAGCAAAATTCAAAGCCTACGCCAAACATCAAAGTATATTTGACTGCAAAAATGCCAAAATAATGCAGAATGAGTAAGAACTTTTTTTGCCAAGCTCCATTTACAAATATTCAAGCAGACGGCGAGAGTGTTAAACCATGTTGTGAGATTGATTTTTCAGTACCAAACACTGAAAACTATTTTAAAAACCCTCAATTATTAAAAATAAAAGAAAATTTATTCAATAATATACCACCCAAAGAGTGTCATCAATGTGTTAAGAATGAAAAATACGGTGGAGAAAGTTTACGAACAATTATAAATGAATCGTATCCTAAAAGAATAAAAAAAATTACGCATCCCGAATATTTTGACATTAAAGATATTTTCCTAATAACTAGTAATACCTGTAATTTAAAATGTCTTCCATGTGAATATTCTAGTTATATTAGAGACAAAGAACGGTATGATATTGGATTATCTAATCGCATACCCATTGCAATTAAAAACAGCACAAATTATAACATCTTTAATTCTAGTAAAATAAAAACAATTACGTTAAGTGGTGGTGAACCATTTTACGATAAAGAAACTTTTCAGATTTTAAATTTTTTAATTAAAGAAAATAAAGCAAAAACTATTACTTTGGATATAAACACCAATTTAACAAAAATAGAAGAATCTACACTAATCTGGCTGCGTGATAATTTTAAACATGTAATTATAAAAGCTAGTATAGACGGTGTTGGTGCAGTCAATGAATATCTTAGATATCCATTGACATGGAGCAAAGTAGAAGAATCTATAGATACACTAAAGAAATTTCCAGACATTGGATTACTAGTTACTACTGCAATGTCAAATCTATCTTTATTAAGATATTATGAATTAATTGATTGGTGCTTACAGAAAAAAATTGTAGATATATTTATAAGCCCAGTAAACAACATTAGCGAGTTACATTATTCAAACATTCCTGATTCATGCAAAAATAATCTAATAAAAGAATTGACCCAAAGAAAGAATAACAAAAAATTAAACAATTCTTATATCAGATGCATTAATTTTGCACTAGAATCAATTTCAAATAGTTTTGAATTTAAAGATAAAGAACTTTATGATTATTTAAATGCTCATGACAAACATAGAAATACAGATTTCGGTAATGTATTCCCGGAAATCGATTTTTTGAAGAATATAAAATGAATCAAGAAAAAGTGCGATACATTTATGAAAGCACTGACGGCGGAAGAACAGTGTATCGCCGAGTTCCGGGTAGTAGTTTGCGAAAGAAAATTTCTGTGACTACCGAAGAACAAAAAATAGACTACGAAAAGTTTTTGCAAATATCTGATATTGCAAAAACAGACCCAGCAATACAAGAAATCTTAGACCAATTATATACGTATTGGACGCTTAAATACTCTTAATCTTCAACTCTTAGGACCGTTTGAGTTGTGGTGGGCGGCTGCTGCCCGTAAATACAGATTGCTACCCTGTTTTGCGAAGTGAGCATCTTTAATTTCTATTGACATCATCCTCCGAATGTTATATACTTCTATAGTTAATTTAACCACAAGAGGAAAACCATGTCTCATCATTTTGATCAAGAGCAAAAAACCAAAATCATTCAGGTAATCAACGAAGGTATGCAGGTTATGCATGAAGTTGAAACACTTAATGAAGGATTGTCAGACACCGTAAAGGCCATTGCCGAGGAACTCGATATTAAACCTTCCGTATTAAAGAAGGCAATTCGTCTGGCACACAAGGCAAGCTTTACGCAAGAACAAGAAGATCACGAGTTGCTTGAAACAATTCTAACCACTGCTGGTAAAAATCTTTAATATTTCTATTGAATTAGCTTTATAAATATTGTTCAACTCACATTGAGTCGCTCACATTACGAGCATGAATAACGGTATGGTCGGCCATAAACGACGCAAGGAGAAAAATGAGTTATATTGATTGTTTGTTTGATCGCAAACGAGATCGTATTCACGTTGTCGGAAGAGAGAACGGTGAGCGATACTACACAGATTACCCCGCTAAATATGTTCTTTATTATGATGACCCAAAAGGGAAGTTCCGTAGCATCTACGGAACGCCTGTAAGTCGGTTTAGCACTAAAAGCAACAAAGAATTCAGACGTGAGATAAACTCACATTCTGGAAAACAATTATACGAATCAGATATTAATCCAACATTTCGTTGTTTAGCTGACAACTATTTAAACGTTGAAGCACCTACTCTGCATACGGCGTTCTTTGACATCGAGGTAGATTTTGACCCAGAAAGAGGATACTCACGCCCAGATGATCCATTCACGCCGATAACAGCGATTACTGTATATCTCGATTGGTTAGATCGACTAGTCACGTTTGCCATGCCACCAAAACATATGAGCATGGAAACAGCAACAGAAATAGGCAACAAGTTCGATGACACATTCATGTTTGAGCGTGAAGAAGATTTGCTTAAAGCATTTTTAGAAGTCATTCAAGATGCTGATGTAGTATCAGGCTGGAACTCGGAAGGCTATGATATTCCATATACTGTACTGCGTATCACCCGCATATTAAGCAAGGATGATACACGGCAGTTATGCCTATGGGACCAACTTCCGAAGCAGCGTGAGTTTGAGCGTTTTGGTGCCACACAAATTACATTTGATCTCATTGGTCGCGTACATTTAGACTACATGCAGTTGTATCGGAAATACACCTACGAAGAACGACATAGTTATAGTCTTGATTCTATTCTTGACTACGAAGAACTTGGTTCTAAAACCGTGTATGAAGGTACATTGGATCAGTTATATAATCAAAACTTTGAAACATTTATTGAATATAACAGACAGGATGTTCGTGGTCTTGCACAGATTGATAAGAAATTACGCTTTATTGATTTGGCTAATAAACTTGCACACGAGAATACAGTGCTTCTGCCAACAACAATGGGTGCAGTTGCAGTCACTGAACAAGCAATTATCAACGAAGCACACGAACGTGGATTGGTTGTTCCAAATCGTAAAGATGTTGCACCAGAAGAAACTCAGGCTGCCGGTGCCTATGTCGCACACCCAAAACGTGGTATGCATGATTGGATTGGTTCAGTTGAT